GGCTTATAATTATATAGAGGTTCATAATAAGGATATTCTAAATGAGGTACTTCAATTACCTTTTTTAAAGGATCATTATATTTGTTGTGAAATTGATGAAACTCACAATTATAAGCATTCTTTAAAAACAGGTAACTTATAAATCGACCTCCTGTCCTTGGAATATGTATATAAAATATTTCTTTATTAATTAACACTTTATTTAGTATACCTTGTTAAAAACATAAAACAATGGTATAGAATCGCCGATGTCTAAAATGAAAGTATTAGTGTTTGGCTTACCTGGTTCTGGTAAAACTACTTTTGCAAAACAACTAACTGCAAATACAAAAATTCCACATTTTAATGCAGACGAAATAAGAGGAATGTTTAAAGATTGGGATTTTTCTTCTAATGGAAGAGTGCGTCAAGTAACAAGAATGATAGATCTATGCACCATTGCAAATAAAACTTGTGTAGTAGACTTTGTATGTCCTTATAATTTATATAGAAAAGATTATGATATAACAGTTTGGATGAATACAATTGAATCAGGAAGATTTGAGAACACTAATAAGATTTTTGAAAAGCCTACTCAAGTTGATTATGAAATTAAAGATTATAATTATGATCATATTATAAAGGAGATACATGATAAATTGGGATAAGCCTACAGCGTTAATGTTAGGAAGATGGCAACCTTGGCATCAAGGACATCAAGAATTATTTAAAAAGTCCTTAGAGAAAACTGGGCAAGTTGTAATTATGGTAAGATATATGCCTAGATCTGAGAATAATCCATATACGTTCTTACAAGTTAAGGATAGAATTGAAGAAGCTTTAAAAGAATATCAAGGTAAATTCGAAATAATTCAAGTTCCAAATATAACTAATATATGCTATGGTAGAGATGTAGGATATAAAGTTGAAGAAATAGTATTACCTGATAGAATACAGGCTATTTCTGCTACAAAAATAAGGAAATTGAATGCTACAAAAAATACAATTTAAACCCGGATTTAATAAACAAGCCACAGAAACCGGGGCCGAAGGACAATGGGTAGACGGAGATAATGTTAGATTTAGATATGGTCAACCTGAAAAAATAGGTGGTTGGCAACAACTTGTATCAACAACATTAGCCGGACCCGTTAGAGCTCAACACACTTGGACAGATTTAACAGGTAAAAAATACGCAGCTTTGGGTACATCAAAAATATTAGCAATTTATTATGAAGGCGATTTTTATGATGTCACACCTTTGAAAGCAGATATAACTGGTTGTACTTTTACTTCAACCACAGGATCCGCAACCGTGACTGTAAATAAAACAGCTCATGGATTACTTCAAAATGACTATTTTATTTTTGATTCAGTGACTTTACCTGGAGGCGGAGAAACTGGATATACTGATGCAGATTTTGAAACCAATACATTTGAAGTTATATCAGTTCCAAATGCAAACACTTTTACCATTACAATGTCTTCTAATGAAACTGGCACAGGTATGTCGGCTCAAGGTTCATCAACAGTTAAACCTTATATTGATATTGGTCCAGTCTTTCAAACTGCTGCATATGGTTGGGGAACAGGTGCATATGGCGATGAGGCATGGGGAACTGAAAGATCAGTTACTAACGTGACTCTTGATCCTGGTTCATGGTCCTTAGATAATTATGGTCAATTACTTGTTGCAACAGTTAGAAATGGTGGAACATATACTTGGAATCCTACTGGTGCTTCAGCATTAGATACAAGAGCAACTATTGTAAGTGGCGCTCCAACTAAATCATTAATGAGTTTAGTATCGGATAGAGATAGACATTTATTTTTAATGGGAACATTGGAGGATCTTGCAGATTCAACTTCACAAAATAAAATGTATATTAGATTTTCAAATCAAGAAGATATTAATACATGGCAACCTACTGCAACCAATACTGCAGGTACATTTTTAATTGACCAAGGTAATGAAATTATAACTGCAGTTCAAGGTAAAGATTATATCTTAGTACTCACGGATCAAGCAGCATATCAAATACAATTTGTTGGAGCACCTTTTACATTTAGTATTAGACAAGTTGGATCTAACTGCGGATGTTTAGGTCAACATGCAGCAGTCTATGCACAAGGTGCTGTTTTCTGGATGGGATTTGGTGGAGGCTTTTTTATGTTTGATGGTACCGTAAAACAATTACCTTCTTTTGTAGAAGACTTTGTATTTACGACCCAAGGAGATAGTTTAGGAATTAATTACAATGCGAATCAAATTTGTTATGGTTACCATAACTCTTTATATAATGAAGTAGGTTGGTTCTATGCAGCTAGCGGCTCGCAGCAAATAAATAGGAATGTCGTATTTAATTTTTTAGAACAAACTTGGACAACAGGTACATTATCAAGAACATCTTATAATGATTCACAGACTTATAATTTACCTTATGCAACACAATTTACAGTTAATGGAACTCCAAGTTTTCCAACCATTAATGGTGTAACAAATACTTTTGGGTCAAGTAGATATTGGGCTCATGAAACAGGTGTAAATGAAGTTGATGCAAACGGAAATGCGACAGCTATTGCTGCTTATGTTCAATCTGGAGATTATGATATTGATGCTAGACAAGGTTTACCAGGAGATGGTGAAAACATAATGAGAGTATCAAGATTTATTCCTGACTTTAAAAACTTACAAGGTAATGCAAAAATTACTATGTATTTTAGAAATTATCCAGGTCAAACAGAACAATCAGATTCTAATGGTCCCTTGATTACTGGTCCATTTACGTGTAATACTACTACAACTTTTCATAGTACGAGAGTTAGAGGAAGACAAGTTAGTTTAAAAATAGAAAATGATGCAGTTAATCAATCTTGGAGATATGGAACTTTGAGATTAGATATATCTGCAGGAGGTAGAAGATAATGGCAAAAATTACAGCAGTAATACCAGAACCCACTCAAGAATATGATGAGTCTAATCAAAGACAATTAAGAGAAAGTTTAGATACTTTAAAGAATGAATTAAATTTTGGTTATCAACAAGATCTTCGTAATGAAGAAGATAGAAAGAACTGGTTTCTTAGCTAATGGCAAATTTTTATAAGAGTGAAACTTTTGATTTAACAACAACAAACTTAACCACAGTGTTAACTATTAATGCAAGTTCTATTGCTATTGTAAGAGCAGTTCAAACATGTGTGCTAGATAATACTAACGTTGATGTAGAAGTATTTTTAAAAAAATCAGGTGGTTCTGATGTTGAAATAGCTCATAGGCTGTTAAATAAAACTACAGAAAATCTTGCATTCCCTATAATTAATATGGAAGCAGGAGATATTTTAAAAATCCAAGCAGATACTGCTAACAAGGCGTCTGGACAAGTGAGCTATCTTATGATAGATAGATCACAAGAAAATGGATAAAGAAATAGTAAAGATAGAAACAGAAACTAAACAAACCTTTAGAAGTAAGTCTACCAATAAAACGTATGACTCTAAAGAAGCATTTTTACAACATCATAAAGAAGATGACTTAGCAGTAGATACTACAGTCACTGTAACCAATAAGGGATTAGACTTATTACAGAAAGTAATGAATCAAAAATAATTTATGCAAGCTCCACGTGGTGGTACCGAATTACAATTTGAGTATTTAAAAAAATATGTATCTAAAGATCTATTAGATCAAGTACAAATCACTACTTCTGTTCCAGAAAAAATACCATTACATCCAACTAAATTAAACATTCTTTGGCAAAAGAATTCATATGATCAACCTAATCTTGCACCATGGTTTAAAGATAAATCTAACCATAGTAAATATGATTGGTATGTATTTAATTCACATTGGAATTATGAAAAATTTAGAATGATGTTTGATATACCATGTGAACGATCATTAGTAATTAAAAATGGTATTGATGAAATAAAACCAAGAGATCTTAATCAAAAAACAGATACTATTAAACTTATTTTTCATCCAACTCCATGGAGAGGTTTGAATGTGATGTTAGCTGCAATGCAGATGATCAAAAATCCTAAGATACAACTAGATGTATATTCTTCTTGTGAAGTATATGGATCTTCTTTTAAAGAAGCTAATGATAAACAATATGAAGGATTATATGAACAAGCAAGACAATTACCTAATGTGACTTACATTGGTTATAAACCAAATGAATACATAAAAGAAAATTTACACAAATATCATATCTTTGCTTATCCTAACATTTGGGAAGAAACCTTTTGTATTTCAGCACTAGAAGCAATGGCTGCTGGTTGTTATTTAATTACTACTAATTTTGGAGCTTTGTTTGAAACTTGTGCAGAGTTTGCATCTTATGTTCCTTATCAAAAAAATTATTTAAATTTAGCAAAAGGTTTTGCTATAGCAATTGAACATGCAGCTAAAGGAA